GTACGGCGCGATCGTCAACCGGCTCCAGTACGCGTCGGTCGCTCTTCAGCTCGCGACGGTCGTCCGGCCCCGCGGCCAGAAGATCGACTTCCCGAAGGTCGGCGACGCGACCGCGTCGCTCGTGGCTGAAGGGACCGCGACGACCGATCAGGACCTTGTGTCCTCGGTCGGTGCCCTGACCATGTACGAGATGCGTGGCTCGGTCGCGATCTCGCGAAGCCTGATCGAAGACTCGCCGCTCGACGTGGCCGGCCTCGTGGCCGAGCGGTTCGCTCTGGCCTACGCTCAGAAGATGGACTCCCTCTGGCTCGCGGGCCAAGCGTCGAACCCGACGATCGGCGGCCTCGCGGCTGGCGTCGCGGCTGGCAACACGATCACCGTGGCGGCCGGCTCCACGGCGACGAGCCTCGCGAACCTGGCCGACGTGGTGGGTAAGGTCGACGAGGCCGTGATGGGGACCGCCTCGTGGGTCTGCTCGCGTGCTGGCTGGGTCGACCTGATGAAGATCTGGTCCGCTCAACAGACGACCCTGACGGTCGGCGGCGGCCGGGTCGTGCCGACGATCTTCGGCGCTCCGGTCTACCTCGTGAAGGGTCTCCCCTCCACGACGCTCGCCCTCTACGGCGACTTCTCGATGTCGACGGTGATCGGCCTGAAGGACAGCGGCCTCGAGATCGAAGCGGGCCGCGAGATCCTGATGAGGAATCGCCAGGTGCTCTACGTCGCGAACACCCGGTTCGGCGTGAGCAACCACGCTCCGGAGTTCGTGGGTCGCCTCGCGAAGGCCTGACCCTCGACGATGTGATTCTCGGGGGCCGGGGCTGGCAGGGATGCCGGCCCCGGCTCTCTGACTATATGGACCTCCGGAGGCGAGCATGGCGAAGCCCGACACGATCCGCGTCCTCCAGTGGCCTATCGTCGAGCCGGTGACGCTCACCGACGCGAAGGCCCAGGTCTCGCTCGCCCAGGACCAGACTGAACACGATCGGTTCCTCCTGGATAAAATCGCGGCCGCCCGGCGGCTGATCGAGCGGCGGCTCTCGGTTACGCTCGTCGCGACCCAGTATCGGGCGACGTGGCAGACGGGCGGAGACGTGCTCGACCTGCCGGCCCCTCCGGTCCTGATCTCGGCAACCTACCCGATCACCGTCACCGTCGACGGCGTCGCCCTCGCGGCCGGCGACTACGAGGTCGACCAGGACGCATTCCCGGCGACCCTGACGCTCGACACCGCGACGACCTCGAAGGTCGTCGTCGTCTACTGGGGAGGCGTCGCTCCTGGCGGCGTGATCGAGCCCACGATCCGCTCGGCCCTCCTGGCCTACGTCAACCACTCGTTCGAGAATCGTGGCGTCCTGAACACCGAAGGCGGGGGCGAGCTGCCCATGGCGTTCGAGACGCTCCTCGCGGCCAGCTCGTGGAACGGAGGCTGGTAATGGCACGAGCTGCCGGCCGCTACCGCGAAGTCTTCGTCCTGGAGCGGCCCGTCCGCACCAGGAACGCGGCAGGCGGGACCGTCGAGACCTGGGAGGCGGTCGCGACGATCTTCGGCTCCTACGAGGCAACGAGCTACAACGAGCAGGCCCGACGCGGGCAGGTCGGCGGCGGGATCTCGGCCACGGTCTACACGCGTTACCGCTCCGGGCTGGCAGGTGACCAGCGGCTCCGCTGGCTCGCCCGCGGCGACCGGCTGCTCTACATCTCGGCCGTCGTCGAGCAGGGGAACCGCGAGGACCTGGAGCTGACCGTCGAGGAGCAGGTCGCATGATCTCGCTCTCGTGGAATAGTTCGTTCGAGCCGAACAGCTACGACGCGAACCAGCACATCGGCGCGATGATGAACGCCTACCGTGCCCTTCCGAAGCACATCGCGAAGAAGCACCTGAAGGCCGCGATGCGTCGCCTTCTTCGGCCTGCCGTTCCGATCCTTCGGAAGAACACGCCGCCGCTCGGCACGCGTCGCGGTCGCCGCAAGAAGGGCGAGAAGCCTCGGTCCTCCGGAGCCCTCCGTCGTGCCGTGACTGTACGAACAGGGCAGTCGGGGAAGAACGGGGCGTTCGACTCGTTTGTCTTCGGCGTCCTCGGCTACAAGGCGTCATTCGAGAGCCGGAAGGCGATCTGGCTTCAGTTCGGAACGTCTGGAGGCGTGAAGGCCTACCAGATGATGGAGAAGACGCTGGCCGAGTTTGGGCCGGTCGCGGCCTCCAGGCTCGCCGAGGAGATGGCGGTCGGCCTGGAGAAGGCGGCCGCCGAGCTGGGGTCCGGAAAGAATCCTGGTTACGGAGGCTGATCCATGGGCACCCCGCACGTCTGGCTAAAGGAAGCGATCGAGGACGCCACGTCGGCCACGGCCTGGCCGGTCGGGATGACCGGCACCCAGTCGCCTCCCTTCACGATCTACGCCCGCGAGGCGACGGGCCGCGAGCAGGTCCTCGCCGACACGTTCGACGACACTCCGGCCGCCGACCAGGTCAACCCGGTCGCCCGGTTCCTGGTGGCTGTCTACGCCGACGACTACGTCCAGGCCTGGACGCTCGCCGGCCAGATCACCGCGGCGATCCACAAGTACGCCGGCACCGCCGACGGGACGACGGTCGAACACTGCCTGGTTCTCGACGAGCGAGACGGCCAGCCCGACTACCTCGAGGGCCGCGAGACGCCGACCTACACGGTCGAGCTGTCGGTCGAGATCCGCTGGGCCGAGTGAGATTCGCCCCGCTACGACGGCCATAAAATCGACCACGCCCGACACAGGAGCAGACCATGCCGATCTCCACAGTCCCCAGCACCGGCGTCCCGACGATCCCGTCTGGCGCGAAGACCGTCTCGCTGAAGGATGTCGAGGTCGCAACGGCGACGCCGAAGGAAGACGTGACCACGCTCTCCGACGCCGCGAAGGTCTACGCGTCGCCTCCCCTGATCAACACCCAAAAGACCACGGCGACGAAGACCTGCTCGGTCACCGGCAATCTGAAGAGCGACACCACGCTCGCCCTGACCGCGAACAACGTCAACACCGGCTGGATCTGCGAGAGCTACGAGAAGAGCTACGAGGTCGGCAAGTACGCGACCTACTCGGCCGAGTTCTCGTTCTACCCCACCCCGTAGTCAGGAGCCCGGCAAGTGCCCGACCCCACGTTCACCAGTTCCCAAGGGTTCAACGCCTACGGCGTGAGCGGTGCCACGAAGGTCACCGTCAAGGCGACTCGCGGCTCCGACGTGCTGCCGCATCTGGAAAACTCCACGCTCGCCCTGGCCCACGGCTCGGCCCGGACCTACGAGAACGGGCTCCCCGACCTCGGTCAGAACGCGGCCGGCCAGATCGTCACCGTGACGATCGAGGGACTCGGCGCGACGAAGCCGACTGTCGGCTCGACGATCACCGCCGAGGGCCTGACCTGTAAGTGTATGGACTCGACGGGCGACGACTCGTCGGGTGAGCTGAAGAAGTGGACCGCCAACTACTCGAGCGACTACGCGGCTTGACGTAAGGGAGGCCGGTCACGATGCCGACTCCTTCTTCGCAGGGCTCGTCCTGCTCGTTCGCCGGACAGAATCTGGGCCGGATCACTCGCTGGCGAGTCTCTCCTGGCTCTGCCGTGTTTGTCGAGAAGACCAACATTACGAGCGAAGTCGTCGGCTCCGGAGCGAACGCCCGGATCGTGAAAACCTACGACTGTGTCGCGATTGATCCGGGGACGGTCGAGGTCACACTTTACGGATGCCCTCCGTATGTGAATGCCGACATCGGGTTTCGCGCCAGTGTGTCGGTATTCGCGGACGGCGTTTCGCTGACGAAGCCGGCCTACCTCGAGTCGTTCGACGTGACCGGCAGCGTCGGCGAGTTTCTGGTGGGCCAGGCCGTATTCAAACTTACAGGTGAGGGACAATGAGCCTCCTCGACACTACGCCCGATGTCGTGACCATCACGCCGCCCGGAACGATCGACGCCGTCTACCTGCGGTCGCCCACGTTCCGCGAGTGGCATGAGCTGGTCAACGCCCACGGCGACCTGATCAAGCCGGACGGCACGGCCGGCCGGGCCTCGGCTGCCCTGATCGCGAAGACGCTCACGACCTGCGTCTGCGACGTGAACGGCAAGCCCTGCGGCCTCGCGGCCGAGAAGGTCCTCGCGGCGAATCACGCGGTCGTGATGTGGATCTACGACCAGTGCTGGAGGACCGTCCTCCGGAGCGGCGAGCAGGTCGTCCAGGATCACGAAAAAAACTCCGAAGCCGGTCAGGACTGACGGAACGCTTCCTGTACCGGCTGGCAGCACACCTGAAGATCCCAAAGGTCGAGGAATGGAAACACGAGGTAACGATCGACCAGGTCCATCGGTGGATGGCTTACTACCGCGTCGAACCATTCGGGGAGGACTGGCTCCGGACGGCACGCGGGACGCTGTTCACGGCGATGGCATTCGGGGTCAAACCCGACGAAGGATTCGTTGATGTGTTCCTGCCGAACTACGACCCGGAACGAGAAATGACTCAGGACGAGATCGACGCAAAAATCGCCGCCTGGGCGGCGCAGCAAACGAGAGGCTAAGACGTGGCTTCGATCGGAAAAGTATCCGCCGTTTTCACCGCCTCCACGTCCGGCCTGACGGCTGGAGTGAAGGCAGCGTCGTCGTCCTTCCGCTCTCTCCAGTCCGACACGGCCTCGCTCTCCTCTTCAATGAGAGCCCTTGTCGCGATCAACGGGGCGCAGCTCTTCGGCTCGATCGCGTCGTCGGCGATCTCTGGGGCTAGGAGCCTTCTGTCATACGCTGACAGTCAGTCGCAGGTGATCGACTCCGCGAGCAAGATGGCGGCCCGGCTGGGCATGACCTACGGTGAGTTTGCTGGCCTATCGCTCGCGGCCGACCTGGCAGGCGTGTCGATGGACACGATCGGCAAGGCCTCGCAGAGGGCCGAGATCGCGTTCGCGAAGGCGGCCGGCGGATCGAAGATCGCGACGGCCGCATTCTCGGGCCTCGGCCTGTCGGTCGAAGAGCTGAACGGAATGTCGGCGTCGGAAAGATTCGACGCGATCGCGGCGTCGATCGCGGCAATCCCCGCAGAGGGGCAACGGGCCGCAGCGGCCGTCGGCGTGTTCGGCAAGGCCGGGGCCGAGCTGCTGCCGCTGTTCTCCGGTGGCGTCGACGGGATCGCCCAGGCCAGGAAGGAAGCCGAGCGCCTCGGGCTCGCTCTGACCTCGACACAGGGCCGCGAGGTCGAGGCGATGAACGACTCGTTCACGATGGTCTCAAAGACCGTTTCCGGAATCACTCAGCAGGTCGTGGCCTACATGGCCCCGGCCGTGCGTCGGATCTCCGAGGCCTTCGTGAAGATGGTCGGCGACATCGGCGGACAGACCATCGGGCAACGGATCGGCCAGGGGATCATCGACGGGGCGAAGTATCTGGCGACCGTAGCCGACCTGATCGCGAACGGGTTCCGGGACATGTATTTCGCCGCTGCCGACGTTCTCGGCGTCACGGTGACGAAGGAGGCGACGCGGCTAAAGGAAATGCAGGCCCAGATTCAGGCCGGCACGGCCCCGCAGACCGCCGTCGCAGGCTCCGGCGGATTCGTGACGCAACTCGACCCGGCGTTCGCCGCTGAACTGGCAAGCCTGACCGACGCGGTCGCCGCCCAGCGGCAGCCGCTGACGATGTTCACGGACGCAATCGCGAGCGCCGAGAAGGCGATCACGGACGTTCTCGCTGCCCCGCCAGACGTGGCCCCCAAGCCTCAACTACCGCCACCAGCCCCGCCCGTCGTCGTGAATATCTCCGAGGCGATCAAGGGGATCGACTCACGGTCCTCGGCCGGCGTGGCCGAGATGTTCCGGCTGATGCGTGGCGGGGCCGGTGACGTTCAGGAGCAGCAGCTCGACGCGCTCCAGGAGATCGCCGCCAATACGGCCGAGGACGATTTCGTCGTAGCGGAGGGCTGGTAATGGCTGTCGTCTCCTACCAGCGGATCCTCGACGGAGCCTCGCTCTCCGGCAAGTTCGGCGAGTCGCTCCAGGCTACGGAGCGCTGGCAGGTCCGCGTCGATTCGCCGACGACGACCCGCTTGGCGATCCTTCAGACGCTCGCCACCGGCGGGATCGTGTGGGGTGCCTCACACCCGGAGTTTTCCGCGCTGAAGGCGATGGAGTTCACGCTCGACGCCGAAGGCCGCGAGGGGATGCGGTGGATGTTCACCGTGAAATACTACGTCCCGCCTGCCTCGAAGACGCCGCAGGCCTCCGGGATCCCGAAGGACGCCTGGGAGCGATCTGGAGGGACTTCGACGGTCCCGGTCTTCCGCGACACGAGCAACGTCTCGATCACGAACGCGGCCGGCGATCCGCTCGAAGGCCTGGAGCGAGAGCGCGAGGAGGTTTCCTGGTCGCTCGTGAAGTGCTACGCGGACGACGCGGCCTTTAGGTCGGCGGCCGGCTCCTACGCCGGGAAAGTGAATAGCGCGAGCTGGAGCAACTACCCCGAGAAAACGGTGAAGTGTTATCTGAAGTCTGCGAAGAAGGTCAGCGTCTCCAAACTGGACGGAGCCGCCGACGGTGCGACGCTCGACTACATCGAGAGCCATTGGGAGTTTCGCTACGACCCCGACACCTGGAAATGCAAGCCTTGGGACGTGGGCTTCATGGAGAAGGTGAGCGGGGAGCGGAAGACGATCCTCGGAAACGACGGAAAGCCGGTGAAGCAGCCGGTCGCCCTCAATAACGACGGCACGAAGAAATCCGTCGGGGAGAAGCCGACCGTGATCAACAACGGAGCCGGCGTCGATATCTACGAGACGGCAAACTTCAACACCGGATTCGGGACGCCGGTCTTCATTCCCGTATGACGAAGCCCGTCGCATTCTCCGAGGACGGAGCCCGTCGCGTCATCGCGGCGACGAAGGCCTACGAGGCCGGCAGTCGCGACATGCCGCCGATCAAGTTCCGGGACACCGGAGGCGACGACGGCGATCCGGTCCGCCTGGGGAAGACCTCGGCCGCCTGGAACAAGGGCACGACCGCGACGATCA